CGGCAAGCGGTAATAGATTATTTGCACCGGGAGCGAGAGCTGGTGATGCAGTTGGTTTAGGTTTTAGAAGAGATGCAAACAGATTTGCAAATATGATAAATAGATTATCTCAAGGTAAAAGAATTGGTCGATCAAATTTAACAGAAATCATGGGACCAGCTAGACTTGGTCTTACAGGCATTGATGTAGGTGGTATGGCTGATTCAATTCGAGAATCTTCTCAAACAGGTTACGGAATTGGTGATGTTGGCGGCGGAGATACAGGTTTGGGCGCAGGTGGAGGCGGACGAGATTATAGTTCATCACCTGGTGCTATGGCTGGTGACATGGAGTACGGAGAAGAATAATGCCCAACGGTAAACCACCAAAGACAACTGGCGAACATTTAGTATCTCTGTATGGTTATGTGCAAGGTTTTAAAAGACAGATAGATCATTTACATCAAGACGTAGGAAAGTTAGAAAGAAAAACAGATGTTGTAATTTACTGGATTGTTGGTGGTGCTTTTACCACAATACTTACGCTTGTCGGTTTATTTAACCTTTTTATGAATTAAAAAATCAAAACCAATTATTCTTTTTGCTTCTTGCATTTTGCTTGGCTCTGTATAATGCGTAATAAATTTTGGTGCTACAACGATATCACCTTCTGCTACAGGTGGTTTAAATAAAACACTTTTACCCATATCATCATTCCACGGCTGCATATATATTGTAGGTGAATGATCTGGTAAATAATCTAAATACAAGATAGCTGCATAACCTTCTGCACCATGATTATGTGGTGGGTGATACTGACCTAGACCATAACTTGCTGACCATACTGATGTTATGTTTATTTTACCATAAGCTTTTTCTAACAGTTCTATTTCTTTTGGTATTAATAAACTCAAAGAATTATGATCTAACGTACAAGAGTCTCTATTAGAATAAAAATATTCTTTTTTACCTATCTCTGCAAACTGATCCATTGTTGTTTTTAAATTAGTTTTCTTATTATTCCAGTCATTACATTTGATTTTTAAAAAATCTATTTTAAATACTGGTTCTACAAAATATTCTAGATCCATTGTTTTAATTCTTCTCCCATTATTTCTGTTGCTATATTTACTTTCTGACGTAAAGACTTAACTATCTTTGTATCAACTGTATCTTCTGCCATAATATCTATATACGTCATTGGTTTTTCCTGTCCTATCCTGTCTATCCTAGCTTCGGACTGCTGTCTTTTTTCTAGATCATAACCGTTTGAATAGTATATCATAGTTGAAGCTCCAGTCAAAGTGATACCATATCCACCTGTCTGTGGTGTGCCTACGATAAATCTTACTGGTGATTCTGGATCTTGTATTTTTTTGATAGCAACAGCTCTCTCATCTGTTGTGGTATCACCATAATATGTAACCACAGAATTAGGTCCATATTTTTTTGAGATTGCTTCTACAATTTTTTCTATATCGTATCGGTAGTGG